CATTTCATCCTCCCACGGCGGGATGAGATACTGACGCACAGTTACAAGCGGGAAGACATGGAAGATATCCGTCTTCGGATTAATTTAATCATTGAGAAGGCTCAGGCTGAGAATGCCGAAGCGATTCCTAATTCTGAAGGCTGCCGGTATTGTAAGCATAAGCTTTCATGCCCTGCCCTGTCCGATAAATTACTACCGCTCGCCAAGAAATACAGCGAGAGCGTAACAGATTTTGAGATGACTTTATGGGGGGATTATAGTCCCGAGAAAGTCGAAGATCCAATGGTCTTATCACGGATGTTAAATGTAGCTCAAGTGGTAGACAAATGGCAGGCTGCTGCTAAGAAACAGGCATTGAAGCTGGCGGTTGAGAATGGGGAAGAAATCCCCGGGTACAATCTGCATTATCGAAATGCGACTACGAAAATTGAGGATGCGCAGGAAGCTTACGAGGCTTTGGAGCATATTATGACTCCTGATGATTTTATGAGCGCATGCAGCGTTAGCGTCTCCGCATTGGCTAAAAAATACGCTGAGAAGTTGGAGCGTGGGCAGAAAAAAAGTGCTCGCGGAGTTGTGGAACTTAGCCTTGAGGAAGCCGATGTTATTGCATCGGAAGAAGACCGGGAAAGATCTCCATACCTCCGCAAGTCTCAAAATCTTTAATCTGAGTGTATAACATTCAGCATACAAACAAATACAAAATAACAAAATAACAAAATAGTAAAATGGCAAAATCAACATTAAGTGAAAAAGTAAGTGAAACGACATCAGACGCAGAAGCGGCTGGAGATATTATCGAAGGTTCCCCAACCGCAAGCTTGGCGATTCAGCCCGGACAAGGTTTGGTGGGAGATTTCGATGCGAGCGATATCAGCTTTCCCAGGCTGCAAATTGCTCAAGGCGTAGGAGCATTATCCGAAACCTATAAAAAAGGAACCATCGTTTTGGATGGCGAAACCGAAATCAGTGACGGCGAAAAAGAGGTAGAGTTTACCGTATGCCGCATTGGTAAGATGTTCGAGGAGAACATTGAATGGGACAGCGGAGAAATCCCCCGCATCATGAGCACGAAAGCAGAAGTTCTCGAAGCTGATCCAGAAGCTACCTTTGTGTGGCAAGATGGCACACCAGCATCATGGAAAGCAATCGCGGATGCCTTGGTCTGCATCAAGGGTGACAATCCTGATGACTTCCCATTCGAACATGACGGAAATAATTATGCCTTCGCATTATGGAGAATTAAAGGAACTGCATACAAGCATGCAGCAGTACCAATTTTTACAGCCGCAAAGATGTATTACCGAGAAGGTATTAATACCGGATCATTCAGGCTTACTACTGAGAAGGTGAAAGCTGGTAACAATTTCGTGCATGCTCCTAAGCTCCGCAAGGGAACGAAGCATGATCCCAAGTTCGTCGAATGGCTAAAAGATTTTAGCTAATTGTCTCATATCGATTAGTTGTGGTGTGTGAGGGGGTCAGAGTTGTGTTCTCTGGCCCCCACTACCACCGCGACATTCACAATTTCATAAAAACCACACACCATAATTATGAATAAGAAAGTAGCAGCACTAGATTTTGAGACCTTTTATAGTAAGGATTATTCAATAGCGGGAAGTTCTACCTACCAATATGTCACGCATCCTGAGTTCGATGCATACCTCGTATCAATTTATTGTCCCGAGTTTGAATATGTCGGGCTGACTAAGGATTACGATTTTACAAGGTTGGATGGGTATACTTTGATCGCCCACAATGCGTCGTTCGACCAACGAGTCTTTGAGCGATGCCAAGAAATGGGGATCATACCTCAGAATATTAAAGTCGAATGGGAATGTTCCGCCGATATGTGCGTATATTTCCAATTCCAAAGAAATCTCAAGGGAGCCGCCAAAGAGCTCTTAGGGGTAGAGATGGATAAAGGGGTTCGCACAAACATGAAGGGTAAGACATGGGACGACATGATCGCCATGGACGAATCTAAAGAGGTTCTTCAGTACGCATTGGATGATGCGAAGTTTACCTACCAGATTTGGGAGATGTACGGAGATAAATGGCCTGAAGAAGAAAAGCGATTGAGTCGGATGACCCGAGCGATGGCTTATGAAGGATTACCGATTGATGTAACCTTGATGGAGAATTCTATTAATCTATTAGAAAAAAGATTATTCGAAGCAAAGAAGGCACTTCCTTGGTACGGAGAAATAGATCCCGATACCAAGAAAGAATATGTCGTATATTCTAAGAAGGCTTTGGCGATTGAGTGCCGTAAGCTTGGCATTGAGCCTCCAAAAAGCTTGGCGAAAGATAGCCCGGTTCTTGAAGAATGGATTAAAGAGAATGGCGATAAGATTTCGTTTGTTGCAGATATGCAGAATTACAACCGAATCAATATGCATTTGAAACGGTTACGCTCTATGCAAGATCGACTGACACCGGAAGGCAAGATGTCATACAACATGAAGTATTTCGGAGCGGATGCTACCGGAAGATGGAGTGGCGACGCTGGCTTTAATGTTCAGAATCTCCCGAGAGAATCGAAATACGGAGTCAACATTCGTAACTGCATATCGGCTGGAGATGGGAATACTCTGATAGTATCCGACCTTTCTCAAATCGAGCCGAGGCTGACAGCGTTTCTTGCTGGGGATACAGATTTCCTAGAGCTTGTAGCTAAAGGGATGTCTCCCTATGAGGCACACGCAAGGCAGACAATGGGATGGACAGGCGGGAAATTAAAGGATGAGGATCCTGAGCTTTATCTACTCGCTAAAGTTCGTGTGTTGCAATTGGGCTACGGAAGTGGATGGTCTAAATTTGCTGAGACTGTAGCAATGTACGGGCAGACTCAAATTCTCGATCAGGATTTTAGCCGGGCAGATGAATTGAGATTTCAAGAGTACGCTGGGAAATACATGCCGGGAAAAGCGACGCTCTACCCTCAACTTCCGACCGACGACCGTCGACAATGGGTCAATGCCTTTATCCAGGTGATGGATTTTCGTGACAAGAATCAGAAGATCACACGGGCTTGGAAATCATTAGATGTGCAGCTTAAACAGACAGCGAGTGAAGGGAATGATTTTGAAATTCCTTTACCCTCTGGCCGGACGCTTAAGTACTTTCGCTGTCGGCATGAGCCCGATGGCGTAACATGTGCGACTCAAAAAGGATCGATTCGTCGGACCAAAATGTACGGAGCCAACCTCTTTCAGAACAGTGTTCAAGCGTTAGCGAGAGACTGTTTCGGATTTATAATGAATCGTATAACGGACGCGGGGTTTAAAATCGTCCTTCATGTACACGATGAAGTTGTCGTTGAAGTGGGCGAAGCGGGCGCTAAACACGCCACAAAAGCGATACAAAAAATCATGAGCACCCCGCCCATGTGGATGAAAGATGTACCAATCTCATCCGATGCAATAATTACAAAACAATACACCAAATGATCATAGGACTTACTGGAAAAAAAGGATGTGGAAAATCATCCGTAGCAAGAATAATAGCGGAAGAGTGGGATTACGGAATTAAAAGTTTCGCAACCCCCATTAAATTAATGCTGTCAGCCATGGGTCTGACTAATGATGAACTCTACAACCCCGAATTAAAGGAAGAAATAATTCCTAAGTTCGGTAAAAGCCCTCGGGAATTGATGCAGCTTTTGGGCACAGAATTTGGGAGAACATTGGTGTCTCAAAATATTTGGGTCTCATCATTGGAGACNCATTTGGAGCCTCAAAGAAATTATGTAATCGATGATGTCCGGTTTCCGAACGAGGCCGCGATGATTAGGGCTCACGGCGGCGTTATTGTTCGAGTAGTCAGAGGATTGGATGACACTCCGGATGAGCATGTGTCTGAAGCGGGTATAAATTCCGAGCTGATAAATTACGAGATTAGAAATATCACATGCCACGAACTGGATTTAAAACTAGCCGTTAACAATGTACTAGAGGAGGTATTGACTTATGGAGCTATTCGCGATTCCAAATCTTAGGGCGAGTCAGGTCAGTAAATCTAAACCTTGGGAAGTTCAATTCGACCTTCCTGAGTTTAGAAACACCACAGAATTCAAAGCATGGGCAGCTAGTCCGAGCACAGTTTACTGCGCATATTCTACCGGCGAAGGAGTAGATCCCGGTCAGCGTGTGAGTGAAGCGAATCCCATGCGATATCTTCATGGCGTGACCGTTGATTGGGACGCTAATTTCACAGATGAAGAATTCGAGGAGATTGTCCGTCGGATGATTGATCATGAATACCCTGTTAATTATATATCCCGATCATATAGCGGAGGGATCCACGCGGTTTGGTTTTTTGAAGATCCAATCTTTTGCCATGGATCTAAAACCAATGAGAAATTCCTTGGGCGTTTGGCCAAAGAGCTGAAGCTTGATGGTAGAGACGCAATCGCTCGGGGGTTTGATTCCGGTATATTTAAAAGACAACATTATTTACTTCA